TTTCGAGCGGTGTCGGCCAGCTGACGGCATTCCCCGCAGAACCACTGCTTGGTGCATTTGACTATTCAATCGTTCCCGGCAACCTCGGGCAGGTGTGGCTCGGCAGTACTCCAAGTCAATTCTTCACTCTGACCGGAGCGCAACTGGTCATAGGGAACAACCTGGACGTACGATCCCAGGAGTTCGGTTCGAGTCTGCCTTTAGCCCTTGCACCAGGTACGAGAGATGTCGCAATACAGTTCGAACTTTATGAGCAGGATGATGCAGCGACACAGGCACTTTATCAGGCCGCGAAGCAGCAATCGCCAATCAGCTCGATGATTCAACTCGGCCAGCAACCGAACCAGTTGTTCGGCGTCTATCTGCAAAGCGTCTTGCCGGAAGTGCCTGAGTATGACGACAGCAGTGCGCGATTGCAGTGGAGCTTTGCCAGCTCCCGCGCGCAGGGGACAGTTGACAATGAAGTTATTATCGCATTTGGATAAAGCATGACATATGAGAGCTCGATTCAGGTTGAGTCCAAGATTAGACCGGGTGTTACATTTGTAATTGCGAAAATGTCATTTGGGCGCCGCATGGAGTTGGTTCGGCGAATCCGCGAGTTGGCCCTTCGCTGCGAGTTTCTAAATTCCGTCAAGTCAACGGAAGAAAAACTAGAAGCGGCGCTGTTATCGGCGCAAATCGATCAACTTTACGTCAACTGGGGCCTGCGAGAATTGATTGGTCTGGAGGTGGACGGCCATGCGGCGACACCAGAGGTGCTGGCATCAGCAGGTCCCGAAGACTTATTTCGTGAGGCAGTTTCCGCGATCAAAGCAGAGTGCGGCTTGAGCGAGGCCGAAAGAAAAAACTGATTGTCGCCTTCCAGTATCAACTTTCGAATCCCGCCGCGTGGAAGTGCGACGAATGCCGGAGATCCGGTTTGGAAATCAAACGAAGGTGCGGCTGGATACCTGTAGCAATGGAGACGCCGGCTCAGGTCGTGTGGGCTAGGGGATCAGTGGCCACGGATGTCTGTCCAAAGTCCCTGATCACGGCTCAGAGCATCGGTTGGATCGAAGAGTTCTTAGTGTGGAAGCGGCTGGGACTCACGCTCAACTTAGACACGAGCGTCCGGCAGGTGGAAGCATTCCTCATTCTCGAAGAGCAAGTCTCATCGGAGCGACAGCGTGCCACAGGATAGCGCAAGCCAGCAAGGACCCGCAGCGTTCGGTTCCAGCAACTCCAGCCTAACCGAACTGATCAGCGGCATTTTGCCCCAGGCCGTAACAAACGTCACCGATCAGCTAACGCGACTCACGCAGGGCATCAGTTACCTCACACCAGCAAGCGAAATGCAAGCGCAAGCGCTGCTGGCGAACACGCAAGCATTGGGCGAAAATACGACTGCGCACAGTTCAGGTGGTGTGTCTGGCGCATTAGGTGGCATCGCATCCACGCTAACCGGCGGCCTGCTGTCGGTTTCACCCATCCTATCGGGAATAATGAGCCTTTTCGGCGGCGGATCGAGCTCTCCACCGCCATTGACTCCGTTCTATCTCCCACCAACAGTCAATTTCCAGGCAGCCAACTCAACAGGGCCCGCTGGACCTCAAACGCCGGGAGCCGACTTCGGGCAAAGCGGACAGCCACGTGCGATGACCCAGGCGCCGGCGCCGCAGATTACGGTTCAAGTCCAGGCCATGGATAGCCGTTCTTTCATGGACCACAGCAGTGACATCGCACAGGCGGTGCGCGACGCCATGCTGAACATGCACTCAATTAATGACGTGATCAGTAACTTGTAGATGCCAGCGGCCTTTCCCCTCCTCAAGACCGGAGCAGTTGTACAGTATCCGGCAACAAAAACCACTCAGTACTCGAGCTTTGTCGTCCGCTTTATGGACGGCAGCGACCAGCGCTACCGGCAGTACACACCAGCCCTACAGCAGTGGACGATCAAGCTAAATCTGCTGGATGAAGCGGAACTGCATGCGCTAGAACAGTTTTTTACGACGCAGGAGGGCGGCTTCGGCACATTTTCCTTTGTGGATCCCTGGACGCAGACGGTTTACTCGAACTGCAGCTTCGAACAGGATACTCTAACCTACCAACTGACAGACACATCACAAGGTACCCTGAATGTGGTGGTGGTCGAGAACCGAACTTAGATGCTCTACTTTCCCCAACTCGCATCTGGTGCGGTTGGGCAATATCCGGTGAGTAAGAACCTGATACAGCGAACGATCACGAACGCGCTTCCGGATGGGAGTGTCGTCAAGTACGCAGACCCGGGTGCTCCGTTTGTGCAATGGAACTTGCAGTTTCAGGAGCTGGCAGATTCAGAGATCGCGCTTCTTCAGCAGTTCTTCGCGACATGCGAAGGGCAGTTAAACCCGTTCACGTTCACGGACCCCCTGGGCAACCTCTTGCTGTGGAGTGAAGATCTCACACAGCCGGCATGGCAAGCCAGCACACTTCTCCAGATCGTGACGGGAGCGGCTGATCCGAATGGGGGGACTTCAGCCACTCAAATCACGAATCCGACGGCTGCGGATTTGACCGTCCAACAAACCATCAGCGCACCGGGATGGTATTCCTACGCGTTTAGCGTATATGTGCAGAGCCAAACGGGGGTGAACGTTTCCTTGCTGAGGCAGGCGGGTGGCGTTTCCAACACGAGCTTGTGTACGGCGGGCGCTGCCTGGCAGCGAGGTAACCTGATCGGACAGACGAACACCACGGCCGAGGCCGTGACGGTCGGCATTACAATCCCAGCAGGGCAGTCAGTGACGGTATACGGATTTCAGCTCGAAGCGCAACCCGCCGTGTCTCCGTACAAGCCGAGCTATGAAACGGGCGGAGTGTACACCAATGCCCATTTCAGCGGAGACACGCTTGCCGTGACGACAACGGCCCCTAATCGAAATCAGTGCACGTTGACAATCACGGCTCACTAAATCATGGCTAGCGCCGTATTCCAAGTCAAGGAGCAGGCGGTAACCGATACGCCGCTGCTCCTATTTGATTGCCAGCTACAGAACGGCCAAGCAGAGAGCTGGTCGACCCATCCAGTCACAGTATCTGGAAACAACTATCTGGCGCGAGTTGTCCAGTATAACATTTACGACATTCAAACCTCGTCCAATCAAGGCGTCGACACGATTCCCAAGATCTCCCTTTCACTTGCCAACGCGGATTCGCACTTCTCAGAGCTGGAGCGCGGCGTGGGGTTTAAAGGCGCTGCGCTCACCGTCAGTTTCGTTTTTTTTGATCTGACGCAGAGTGCGGCCACAACGCCGATCATCACCCTATTTAAAGGCGTTTGCAATCCTCCGGACGAAATCACCGAATCCACATTTCGCCTTACGGCAATTAACTGGATGAACATGCAGCGCGTGCTGCTGCCGCAAGTTCGCATACAGAATCGATGCCCATGGACATTTCCAGCGAATCTGCCGCAGAGACAAGAAGCCGTCAATGGCGGGACTGCGGGAGAGTACTCGCAGTATTACAGTTGTGGTTACTCGCCGGATGTTCCCGGGGGAGCCGGGAACCTATCTGGCAACGTGCCCTTTACGACGTGTGGCTACACGCGAACGGATTGTCAGGCACGGGGAATGTTTGCTCAAGATCACGCCTTGAACACAACGCAACGATTCGGTGGTATCGAATTTGTGCCCTCGTCGATTCTTGTGCGCAGTTATGGGGAGCAGGGCCGGCACTGGACTCCGGTGCTAGATAACATCGCCGAATACAACGACTTCGTTCCGCTCGTCTATGGAACCGCGTGGTACACACCGGGTATCGTGTTCGCGCGAAACGACGGCAATTTGACCCGCATGGAAGTACTGTTAGGGCTGGGCGAGGTCAACCAGGTTGTTATGGTCCTGGTGAACGGCCTGGTTATTCCAGTGGGCCAGGCTGGTAAGAACATGACAGGGACCGGTTGGTTCAACCTCTTCAGCACGGGGACGCGGACGGGGGATTCAACCTGGACTTTACCGACCAGAATGGCAATCCCCTGGGCGACCCGTACGGGAGTATGGCGGCGCTGTCGGTGGTGGTTCCGAACGAAATCAATAACGGAAGCAGCCTGCCCGCGATCGAGGTGTTGCTCGAAGGATTGAAGCTGAACACCTACGCCGCGGACGGGACGTTTGTAAGCACGGTATTTACAAGCAACCCGGCTTGGATTCTGCTAGATATTCTGCAGCGATGCGGATGGGCCCTGAGCGAAATTGATGTGACAAGTTTTGCAGCGACAGCAGCCTATGCCGATCAACAAATCGAAACACAGGACCTCAATGGAAACACGATCGCGATTCCGCGGTTTCAGTGTAATCTGGCGCTGTCGTGGTCGCGGACGGCGGGCGACGTCATACGAGGGATTCGCAACGCGTGCCGGTTGTACTTGACTTACGGAACAAGTGGACTACTGCGCCTATGCGTGGAAAACACGTTTGCATTGCAGCAACCGGCACAACTCAGTTGGAGCAATAGTACTGAAGTCTACAATGGCGGGTGGCCGAGCTACGAGTTTACCGACGGATCCTCTGGTGCCGCGAACATAGCCAGGAACAGTAATGGCGCTTCGAGCTTGAGCCTTACCAGCCAGAACATTACGAGTACTCCTAATTGGCTCACGGTTGAGTTCCAAGACTCGCTGAACGGTTATCAGCAGGATAGCTTTACTCTCTACGATACGAACGATATCAATCTGACGGGCCAGCAAATCACAACGACTCTGATGGCGCTCGGTATTCCGAATTACGATCAGGCGTCCCGAATACTGGCTTACAACCTAGACCGTGGGATCCAAGGCAATGTTTTTGTCACATTTCAAACGAGCGTCAAAGCCCTGGGAATTCAGCCGGGTGATCTGATTACGCTGACATATATGAAGGAGGGGTTCGAACGGCAGCCATTCCGTGTAATCAAGATTGCTCCCGACCTGAACTACCGTACAGTCGTCATCACGGCGCAGATCCACGATGACGCGTGGTACGACGATACCAACGGCCAGACCACAGGCAACTCGAGCACGCAATTGCAGCCCGGCTCGGAAGTGGGGATACCGCGGCCATTAATCGGAACGGTACTGGACGCGAACGGTGACGTAGAATTCGGAGTGACAGAAACCGCGGCACAGGCGACCGACGGAACAGCGCTGGTTGAGGCGGTAGTGGCCTTTTCTGTGCCGGCGGGAGTCTCCGCGAGCGCGCCCGGGTTACCGCTGGTAGGCCTGTCTCCAACGGTCGCGATGACGGGTGGAACGCTGGGCGGCGACACCAGCCTGTACTACGCGGTCAGCTCGGTGAACGCGACCGGCGCGGAAGGCAACCTATCGTTCATCGTGCGGGCGACGATTCCGGCCGGACCAAACACTAACACCGTCGCGCTGACAGGCCTCAGCTTTCCGCCGACGGCTGCGACATTCAACGTATACCGGGGGCTGAATCCAGCGGAGCTCTTCCGTATTGCCTCCACACAAACATTGGCGGCACAGTTCACGGACACGGGACTGGCGGAACAGATTGCACCGCCGCCTGATTCCAACTTCGATCATGCGAATTTCTACTGGCGGCTGGAGCTGCAGCCGGAATATACGGCGACGATCGCATCGGCGAACTCGGTGGGCAACGATACGTTGGAAATGCAGGCCAACGTCTACCAGGGGATGGTGGTCCGCATC